TTCCTGTTCTGCAGCGCACTGCATCTTGAAGGTTAAATAGTTTAGTAGATCCCACTTGTTATTTAAGTCAGGGTACAGCTTAGATAGTTTGATATCCAAGTCACGCCATAGACGTACATTGATCTTGACATCTTCGTTACAGCGATGGGCATACTCTTCTTTAGTTAAGTTTTCCCAGTCAGTAATCTCAGGCTTCTTAACATTGTAGTACTCACCGTAACCCTCTAGGCCATGCTTAGGTCTAGTGTGATTGATGTACCAAGACACTGCTAGAGTGTCCACTAACGTAGCACTAACCTTGACACCCAAGATCTTCTCTACTGCAGGTATGTCGTACCTTACAATGTTGTGACCAATGAGGATTGTAGCTTCCTCAAAGAAGATACGCATAGCCACATAGTCATGCGTGTGTTGAATCTTACCAAGCTCATCTTCCCAAGATAGTACGTGTATCTTAGTTGGGTCTAGTCCGTCTGTTTCTATGTCAAATACTGTCACTTGTTTTCCTCATCCATTCCGCTACTTTCATTATTTCTTCGTAGGTTCCATTAGATTTAATCTTGTTAGCTTTCCAAGATATTACAAATACATTACCTTTTATGTAACCCTTGTTATTATCAAGTCTGTCAATAGAAGCACTATCTTCTGTTGGACCAGATCTTCCTGGACTTCTGTTATCCAAAGGTATTCCTAAAACTGGACAAACATCTGGTATAGATATGTCAGAAGGCTTTAAGTCAAAGTATATGTTTCTTTTCTTGGCATTCGTTTTTGCTGAGTTAATCATATACTTTTCACGATTATCTGTAATCCATGCTTTTCTCTTGTCTATAGTGCAAGACTTGCAGTAACTCTGTAATCCATCCTTAGTTGCCTTATGAAAATAAAACTCTTCGTTCTTCTTCTTAGTGTCACAAGATATGCAATGCTTCATATAACTTCTCTCAGTGTGAATGTTTCTGTGTTAAACCTCATCATACCAGCGAAGCCTTCCTCTGAACATGGACGATTCTTCTGTACTGATATATGCGTAGTGTTACGCTCTTCAAGGTCATCTGCTTCTTTATCTCGACTAAGATCAATAATAACTGATGCACGTTGACCAATCATCTTACAGTACTTAGGGTCACCATTGTCATTAGTGTGAGCAATAGTAACGATACCTACGTTTAACTCAGCGGATAACTTAGACAGACGCACTGATAGATCAGCTAACATCTGCTCCTTACCTTCCTCAGATGAACCAGAAACGACATCCTGAATAGGCTCAAAGAACACAAACTTACAGCCACATGCCTGACTAAAGTAACGTATCTGGTCACACAATGCATCAGCACCCTGACCATCACCTAAGTAGAACTGGTAGAAGAGTTCATCCTTAGTGATACGCTCAATGGCACCCATCACTGCATCATCAGCATTCTTCTCTGCAATAAGGTCACGCCGTGTAAGGTTATCACCTAGCTCATACGACACCAGACCAAGCAGTGACCGTAGCTTAGTCTCTTCCAAGTGCCACGCTGCGAAGGGAACCCTATGCTGTAACATGTTGTACTCTAGGAAGCGCATCACCTCTGTCTTACCAATACCAGTCGGTGCCTTGATGACTGTGAAGTGTCCCTGCATTAAGCCAAGGATCTTGTCATCCAGTGCTTGAATACCTGTAGGGATGTACTGGTGGTCAGGTGTATCTTTGTAGAGTGAGATAAAGTCCTGCGTACTGTTAAGTACATTCTCTGGTGTGTACTTCTTAGCGTTCCACCAAGCAGTCTTAAACTCAGCCCCGGCCTTATTAGTCAAGAACTCATTGGCATCCTTGAACCTGTCATGCGGTACACGATACACCTTGTTAGGAAATAACTTAGCTACCTTGTCAGCTACAGCGTTACCAGCGTCATCATTGTCCACTGATAAGATAATCTTCTCAAAGCTATCAAGCCACTCTGTGCAGTTCTCCCATAGCTTCTTAGAGGGTGTTGCGCTGGGCAGAGACACCACAGGGTTAGTGTAGTTACTCTTAAGCATCTGAGCCACTGACAATGCATCAAGTTCACCCTCAGTGATCGTAACCATCTTAGATGATCCTGCAGTAAACAGATTCATACCAAACAGTTCATCACCCTTGAAGTTATTCTTGGTGTAGAAAACTTTTTCATCTAACTTACGAACCTTAGCACCACCACTAGGGTAAATGTATTCTTGTCGATCAGGATAAGTTAGAACACCGTAGTCTTCCATAGTCTTCTGACTGATACCACGCATTGCAGTGTAACTACCCTTTTGGTTAGTTTCTATCCTTTCGGATATATAATTTACGTTGGATGTCATAGTAGTTCCTTGTGGTACTGGGTATTTCTCTGCAACCCATTGAAATTTCTGATACTTTGAGGGGTAACCTCTTTCACAAGCGTGGCACCTACCATATCCTTTAGTATTAAAACTGAATGCATCTGATGATCCACACTCTACATAGGGGCATGGTTGATGCGCTATCTCTTGTGTCATATCTTGTTAGCCTCGTATCTCTCTAGTGCTCTCTTACGTTCTTCATCATCAAACTCTCTAATAAGTTTGTTCTTAGTCAGGAACCTTCTAAGCGTATCTATCTCTTTCTGCTTCTGTTTGATTTCCCAACGCATGTCTTCTATTGTTCCAGCCATACTCATTTCTTAAACATCCTCTTCAATTTCACAACGACAAGGTATAACAGAACTCCAGGAATAAATCCAATACTCATTAGTATTACTGACAAGGATATTAAGTATGGGATCAACTCCGATAGGTTCATGTCATTCTTCCTCTAAGCAAAACCCGCACATATCATTCTGCGCTGGGCCATTACAACTTACACAGGTCTGCCACTTCTCATTTTCTAGACCTCGCTTTACTAACTCAACAAAACCAACGTTAAAGATAGCTGCGAATATCTCAGGCGCACACTCTACTTGTAGTGTAGCGCTACCATCACGGTGCTCTTCTACATCTGTTACTTTAATGTCATTCATCACTTACTCCTATACATGGTAATAAGATTGATAGCTTGCAGTACTTTGGGTATTCGTCATACGTCATAGCTATCAACACAGGTGGCGCAGCTATAAGTAAAGCCACAATAGCTGACGCCTTGATTGCACCGTTGATGTTGCCTCTCATTAGTCACTCTCCCTTAATGCTTCCCATGATACAGGAAATAATTTTACCATAGTGCGGTCAATATCCCATGCTACCTCTGCTGTCTCTGCTTGTGTGTCAGGCGCACAACGAAGCTTACACATATCAGCAAACGCATCCAAGCTACCTGACCAGTACCACTCAGTCATCATGCTCTGTGGCAGAACCATACGGGCTTGCTCTGGGCATACATCATTCTCAAGCAACTCTTTATAGGCGTTAAAGCAAGCTGTGTGACTTTCCTTAACTACAAAATCTAGATCGTCATCATACCACTCGCCAGTACTACCTTGTTTCTTATCAGCACTACGTCCACGCCAAGATCTAGGCATGTAAAACTCAGGCTCATTGTCCACGTACCGTCTTGATATTTCATTCCAACGCAGGAACTTATGCTTGACTAGCTGTCTAGCTACAAAGACTGGTGCCTTGATGTGAAAGCTTGCAAAGCAATGTCCAAAGGGGCTGATGTGCTTGTGCTTGGCTAGGTATTGTATAAGCTTCTTATCCCTAGCTTTCATGTGTTGCTTGAAGCTGTAAGCATCTGACTCTTCATAGTCCCACTCACTCTCCTTGCCAAAACTTACACGGGCCGCATTAACTACAGTCAAGTCGTTACCCATACTACCTTTGAAAGTTACTTCAATCATTTATTTACCTCACTTAATACGATACATATAAAACCAATAATCAAGAATGCAAGTATAGATGCACCTGTTACCGCTTCAATCATTTGTTCTTGTTCCTTTTATCTAAAGCTGTAGTAGCACCAGCTAATGTATTGACCATGTAAGGTTTAACGCTACTAGGATCTTGGTGACCTGATACCTGCATAATACCAGCAATGTCAACCCCTGCCTCAACCATTTCTGTGATAGCAGTACGGCGTAAATCCATAGCCCGGAGCTCACTAGGTAGATTAGCTTTGGCGAGTATGTCATTGGTAACAATAGATATATCTCCCTTGTCGTATGGCACCCAAGCACCTGCTCTAGGCTTAGGCTTAGGGGCAACATAATCCTGAAAGCCAAACGCTTCCTTCTGTGACTTGAGCATAGCGCATAAGTTATCACCGATAGGTAGGTGTACACTAGCTCCACGCTTACTCTGTTCTATGTCAAGGCGCTGGGCATCTAGATTAATTGAGTCCCACTTGAGTAAACGCATATCACCTACACGCTGCGCAAAGTCATAGGCCATGTGAACAATCAAGCCAATGCTACGCCAGTCAAACTCTGCGTAGGCTGTGTTAAGGAACTTAATAACGTGTGCCTCTTCCCATAGAACCTTTCTAGGCTTCTCCTTCTCTCTGTCAAGCAATGAGATAGGGTTGATGTATCTGGTTATTTCATGCTGTTTAGCTACACGCCATACAGCAGACAGATATGTAGCCCGTATGTTAGCTGTACGAGTACCAGACTTAAGCCACTGCTCATATGCCTGTGTAATGTGCTTAAGCTTGATGTTCTCAAAGCGTATCTCACCTAAGCGTCTACCGTCATGCAGCACTGTAGCAACAGCCTTATCAATCTGGTACTCATAATCTTTCTGTGTTGCTGGGCGTAGCTTCAAGAACTTAACGCTGTGATAGTAGAAGTCCACAACATCATATAGTGGAGCGCTACCCTTTGGAGCCTTTACCATTTCTTCCTCACTTTCCAGTACACCCAACACTCTAGGCAGTGGCCCCTACCAATCATAAGATCAATAAGGAACACTATGTTATACTTGTTTTGCTTTCGCCATTCGTAGTTTCTCGCGCTGAAAGTCTGATTGTTTGCGCCCCCTAATAGGACGTTTAACAGGACGCTGAGTGCGATCAGGCATCGTTTTAGGTATGGGCCTATCGCTCCAGTCATCACAGGGGTCATCCTTTTCTCCGTCATCATTATCTACCATGTTCATTCCAAAACTTAACTAAGTAATAACCAAACGCTGCTAAGTATACTACAAGTAATAACATACCTATCAACATCAGAATAGTGGATACCAAAGGTCACCGTTCTCAATATCCTGGCGGATCTGTTTCTCCTCTTCTGCCATTCTATCTGCACGTTCAAAGTCTGACATCCATTCTGCATCATCAATGTCCTGCATTAGTTTGTTGTGGTAGTGTGATAGTGGCACTACATATTTGTTACCTTGGCTTGTCATAGTATTAGTCTCCTGTTGTATTAGCAATTAACGTAAGGTCTGTGGTTGATATAGAACGACACACCAATCTCATAGCCATCTGTTTCCCATTCATATATTGCAGCCAGTGAGTCAGCTACATTCTTAACTAGCTTATACTTTTCTTCGTCAGTCAAGCTTGCCTCATAACCAAAGTCAACAGGCACCGCCGTTACTATATTCTGCCAGTGCTTGTATATGTCACTACCACTGTCAGTCTTCTCACCAGTCTTTTCATGGCGGTTCTCATAAACAAACACTACTGCATCGTTGTGATTGTATACTTTTACTTCTACTGTTTGATCTTCAATACGCATTGTACTTCCTTCCTATGTTAAACTCTGTGTCCGTCAGTATGGTAAACCTTAACTTGTGCGTTTTGTAAAGGTGCTTCTTCCATTTCCCTAGCTTGATTTAAATTACTGGTGCTATAATAACACACTAACTGTTTAGTATCTATGTCGTAAAACTTTACAGTGTATACATGCTCCATCAGTCCATCCTCGTTACATAGTGGCCCTCTTTGGTAGGTAATGCAATCATAGCATAGGGGTAGAAATAAACGTCACCCTTCTTAAGCTTCATCTTAGCGATAGGCTCAAGGTCATCATCCTCTGGGTAAGTATAGTTACCATTAGGTAAGACTTCACCCTTGAACTTGTACAAGCTGCCAAAGCCGTAGCAGTCTGTCATATGCTCTATCAAGTCACCATCCTCTACCATAGCATACTCAGCTACCCAGTGAGGCAAGATACCAAGCCACTCTACTAGCTGATCTTGTGTGTAGTCTGGATAGGCTTCTGTGTTAAGTTGTAGTCTCATTGTGTTAGCTCCTCTGAGTTAAATTCATATACTGCCTTAGCAAATCCACGAGGTGTGGCACTGCGTATGTTCTTAGTCTTCATAGACTTACCACCTAGTTTTAGGTGCTGCCTACTGTGGCCCTGCTCTGGCTCTACTGGATCAGCCCAAGGCATGTTAAAGCCATTGCCTGTCCATAGACAAGTCTTCTTAGGGTAAGCATCCTTAGCTGCGATGTAGTCAGGCCACAAGGGATGCTCTGCCTGATCGTCAGGTATGTAATTGCCGTACTCATACGGGTGAAACGAATAGTCAGGCTTACGCCACTTGGTAGATAGTACAGAGACAGGGTTCTCTATGAAGTATGGTACACCTAACTCTTCAAACATAATAGCACACCATACAGCGTGTGATGCTGCCTCATCTTGAAAGCGAGGGTTTTTCTTAGCCTTAGCTTTGAAGTGTGCAGCACCCGATACAGCCAAATCTGTACAAACAGGAAAGGCCATGCCAAATACTACATCCTTATCTTTAAGGTTGTCTATGATAGAAGATGTGCAAGAGCTATCATACATATCAGCCCAAACATACTTGATGCTGCCACCACTACCAAAGACATCTGTCACCGTGTCATCATGCTGAATATCATAGGCGATGCAGGAATAACCTGCCTCTGCCCAAGGCACTAATGCTTCACCAGTATAATCATAAAAGCTTATCACATACTTGTCTACGTTAAGATTGGTCATCATACTTTTCCTCTTCAAATATAACCCTATAGCCAGCATCTAGTAATTCTTTTGCCCTGTCAAGTGCATTGTCACGGTCAGGCGTCCACATCTGATTGCGATGTGAATCCTGATTGTCAAGTGTAGCTACATACCACATTTACTTTAGCCAGTCATCAAGGATGCCTTGCACGACATCAAGGATATCATTAAAGCGATCCTGTGCATCCTCTGTGTACACTTCATCACCGTTCTCATCAACCTCCCAGATAGGATCTAGGTAAGCATCTTCAAGCCATGCCTCTGCTATTTCAGCAGAGACTTGCAAAATATCTGGTGTGCTCATGGTATCAACCCTCCCCAAACATGCGCTGGGCTTGACTATCGGTAAGCTTCCATTGGCTAGAACTTACCAGAGACTTAACCTGCCAAGGCATCTTTCTAGCTTTGGCATTGTAGCCAGTAAGCGACACAGATTCACCATTAATCTCAGCAATCTTGGTTGTATCAATGTTCAGCATACTTGCCATCTGGCCCAGCGCAGATTGTTCATGGCTTTCTGCACCATCAAGTAACACTTGCACTTTGTATGTTGCCTCACCACCAGAATAGCTACAGTTACCAACCTTGATAGTTACATCTTTAATGCCAGCCTGATCCAGTGCATCTTGCATAGATTGACGGATGAGTTTTAGGTGTGATTTGT